GGCGAACTGCGAGAAAGTATATACAAGTTTAGTGGTAAAAACTCTAACACTGTATTCAAAGAACGTGAAAAGCCTACAAAGAAAGAATTTTTGTTTGCAAAGTATGTTGCAAAGGGAGATGGGATAATAGAAGCGTTTAAACGAGCTTATCCTCAATCTAAGTCTGAGCAATATATTAAAGAACAAAGTAGTATGTTATTAAAAACAGAAAGGATAAAAACCTTGATTGATAAAGAAATACAAAAAATATTAGAAAAAACAGAGATAACACCAGAATATCTACTATTAAAGACAAAAGAGATTGTAGATAATATAGAGGCAAGAGACAGCGATAAGATTTCGTCGCTAAAGATGCTAATGGAAATATCTGGGTTACTAGGTAAAAAAGAACAAAAAACAGAGTCTATCGCATTGTTTAAGGGTTTTAGCCCTGAACAACTAGCAGCATTGGAAGGAAAAGATGTCAAACAAATCGCAAGCCAAGAAAGAGAGATACCTCAACTGCCAGATGTGCGAGAGGAAAGTAAAGATAAAGAAGTCGCCGATAACGTATAGCGACTTTTTGTTAAATACTATTATGAACATACCTATGGATAAGTACATTACTGTTGATTGTGCTTGCCTTTGTATGTATGACGAAGATATGGATTTAATAGGATTTAGCAGAGAATTTATAGAAAATAATGGAAAAGCTTAGTTTATCTGATAAGGAGAAGCTGCTACACAAAGCTTCTAAAGATTTAATACTGTTTGGTAAGTTATTTTTACCAAATGATTTTTTACATAAATCAGCATCACCTCCTTTTCATTACGACCTTGGTAAAAAATTAATTAGTACAAAACCTGGAGCACGTATTTGTAATGTGCTGCCAAGAGGTTTTGGAAAATCAGTATTAATGAAAGCAGCTATTATGCATAAG